TCTTGAGCTAATGCAACTTTAAATGTAGGTATAAGACCTGGTACTGCTTTGTTAATAATAGAATCACCACATCTAATTTTAAGATCTTTATCTATAATATCATAAATTAAATCCCAATCAATATTTTTAGTAGCAAATCTATTAACTAACTCAATTGCGGCATGACCCGTAACTTCTCTATTAGTTAATTTATCTAGCAACTCAAATAATGTATAATCAGTGTAGCTTACTTTATTACTATTCTTTTTACAAGTTTTACTTGTAACATGATATTGTTTGTAAGGATTGTAAGTATACTCAAGTACACCATGTATCCACTCAGATTGCTCTTTAATTATAGCAATTTTTTCTAAGCTACTACTTGTAGCTCTCATTTTTTCAATAAATTCTTTTAATTCAGTCATATTACCATTTTAATTTTAAATCTTGTTGTTCTTCAAACATCATATCCCATGCTTTTGGAGTTGTGCCTGAAATTATAAATTCTCTATCATCAGAACTTAAATCTGGTAGGGCTTGTTGAATTAGCAATCCATTTTGGTATTTAATCCAATTTATAATAGGAAATTTTTTAGTTTGGTATTCTTCTTTAGTGACTCTACAATTACCTTTAACTTTTACGTAATCATCATCTAAATAAATTAGTTTAAAATCTTTTTGTTGGGTCATAACCTTTATTTTTATTAATTAACTCTATTTACGTTGTAAATATACGAAGGCTCCCTCAGGGAGCCAAATTTATTCGCATAAGTCTTTAATAGGATATTAATATCTTATTATAAGATCATCATCTTTTCCATCATTTTTTAATTTATTAAGTCTTTTTAACTCAGTATTAATTAAATCTAAGGTATCCATAGGAAGTTTACCTATATATTTATCTTGTAATTTTGTTTGGGTTAAAAATTTAATTTTTTCATCAATATCTAACTTACCATCCTTATTAAGATCTATTTTTTCCATCATTGGATTATATAAATTAAAAAGCTCAACATTTTCATTACCTATTGGGACAAAATCTTTAACATATCCCTCTGTAAATGGTTCTTCTTTTAATTTAGGGTCTACGTTTTCTTCACTTAAATTTTTAATTTCTTCATCTAATGCTTTTCTATTATGTTCAGCTTCCTCTTCCGATACATCTGTTTGTTTTTTAACATCTTTTTTAAGTTTTTCTTGGCTTGCTTTAATTCTGTTTTTATAATCTTCAAAATCCGTATCTTTTTCTTTAGGTAATTTTCTAGAAATTTTTAATATTTCTTTAATTTTTCCTTTTTTTCCTAATTGGGCAAATGCAAAATTTGCTGCTATAACCAATGCAATAGCTAATGGATCAAATACAAATATAATAATTAATAATAAATAATTAATAATATTATCCATAGGAATACCTGTTAATCCTGAAAGGTATTTTAAAGGACCTAATTCCCCAGATATATTAGCAGCCGAAGATACTTCTACAATTTCTGTTTCATAATCAAATAATTGTTGATTTAAATCATCTACTTTTGAATTAACTGTAGTTTGTCTTTCTATTACCTGATCTAATTGTTTTTCTAAAGCTTTACGAGTAGATGATGATGTTGTATTAATTACATTTCCTAGTGTGTCTGTATATTGTATTCTATTGTTACTTAAACCATCACGTAAACTTGTTATAGATGTATTAATACTTGATTTTTCTTCATTATAAACAACTAATTGACTTTCAATATTATCTCTTTTTACTTCAATTAATCTAATTTGGGCATCAACATTTCCAGATAATGCTGCTGTTTCTTGATAAGCTGCACTTAAAAACCCATAAATCCCCATAGATGTAATCAAAATTAAAACAAAACAAGCTATAGACAAATACCATTTTAATATTTTAGGTAATGTTTTTCTATATTGATATAACAAAGATGCAATTACTAATTTTGCAATCTCTAAGGATGCTGCCATTACTATTACTGCAAATGCTGCTCCAGCAAATAGTTTACTTAATCCACTTACAGAATAAAAAGCTGCTGATGCTGATACAGATAATGCTGAAAACGCAATAGTAAAAGGGAAAAGTCTTTCTTTTAAATATTTTAACATAACTAAATTTTTTTTAAACTATATCTTTACTTTCAACTAAAGTATAAGTAAAATTATTGCTCCATTTATCTCTTGCAGTTTGACATATATCTAAAAAACAATGCCAGTCATCATTACTTGCTATTACTTGACAACCTGCTGACCACTTATCTACATAGGTAGATGTTTTACCTTCATATTTTGTTGCTCTATGAATATTAATTCCAAATAATCCTTCATCTATAGTATCAGGATTAAAATCATATTTACCATCTTGATCTCTATCTCTATAAACTTTTACATTTTTTTGCTGACCTAAAGCAAGATATTTACCTTGATGTAATCTTAATTTATGGGATCCTCTATACTGACCTGGTACTAGAATTGCTGTTCCTTTAGAATTCATAGGACTATCCATCCAATCATCACCTGGGTCAGTTGTACATTGGAAACAATGAAATTTCCATTTATTATCTTCTTTATATGATATTGTAAGGCAATCATCAAATCTGTTTGTAATTTTATCTCCAGTTTCAGAATTTCTGACACCTACAATATTTACATTATAATCACCATTTTCAAACCATTTGTAACCTTTTTCTTTAACAGCCTTTTCAATCTGTTCTCTTGTATAACATACTTTCATTATTATTTATTTTAAAAATCACTCATTATTATTTCATCTATTTTTCCTTGTACCTCTTTTTTACTAGATTCCATTTGCATCATAATATTTGCTTGAAATCTTGCTACTTCTTCACCACCATTATATATTACTATGGTAGGTACGACCACTATTTTATATTTCCCAGCTGCTTCAGTATCAATTTGGATATCAATAAATTTAGTTTTAGTATCTGTTAATTTATTTACCCATTCAACTTTATTAGCATCATTAAACCCTGCATTAAATTGTACTACACATAAATCAGTTCCCCCACAAGAAGATTGACCATTTACTTTATTTGAAAATAACATTAATAATAATATTAATATATAACCTGCAAATGATTTGAATGATAAGTAATTATTTTTCATGTTTAATCTAGTTGGTTTCTACGTAAGTCTATTTTACCTCCCTTTACATATCTAATACTATCCCAAGTACCATCTGCATAATCTAACCTTTCTAAGATATGAACTATATCTTTTTTAATATCATTTATGTCATTTTGTGTACCCTGTATTATTACATACATACTATCCTGAAATGCTATATCTTCTTCCGTAGGTATCCACATTTCTTCACCTTTATTAGGTATTATTGTTTCTTTTATTTCTGAGTTTGACCAAACAGAAGCTAATACTGTTGTTGTTAATAATATAACAAAGATTAACATTACTGTCTTTCTGTCAGTTAAGCATATATTTTTATTTAGTAATTTCATAATTATCTCATTGCGTCAATCTTATCATTTAACTTCTCAAGTTGTGCTTTAATTTCTTTTACATCTTCTTGAGTTGTCATAATAGTTTGACGTACTAATTGATCTTTCATATCAAATTCCATTCTTGTAATAGCTGGAGGTGGAGGGACGGGTAATTCCTTAGCTTCTTCAATATCAGCTTGTAGTGTAAACCACATCCCAATTAAAGTTGCCATTGCAAATCCTATCCCTATAAGCGATTTTATGCTTACATTAAAACCAGTATCCTCATTTAATTCTTTTGCCATTTTTTAAAATATTATATAATTTACACCCACACTAAAGTCGTGCCATCTTCTATTCCAGTATTTATTATATTTTCCTTCTAAAAAGAAACCTAAACTTTTGTTAAATTTATATCCAAATATTAATCCACCGGAATAATCAAACCATTGACCCTGGTTATAATTATGGTAAGAAAATTCATTATCAGTATCTATATGATAAGGCATTAAATTTCCCCATGAATGTACCCAAAATGAGTTTGTATAATGATAATAATCAAATCCTACAACAAAAGAATATTCAAATTGGGAAGATAATTGATTTCTTTTTCTTTCAGTATAATCCGCTAATACACCTGGTATTATTACTTGTTCCCAAACATCAGTACTAGTTGCTACTATACTTCCATTAGGGTTAGTATAAGTAATTAAATCAGGATTTGAAAAGTCTACATTATATCCTTCTTGTATTGCTAAATAAGTATAATGAATATTTCCATTTGCTAGTAACCATTCTTCTAAAGGATCATAACCATAAGGTTCAGATAATCTTTGAACGGCTCCAATATTAAGAGAAAATTTATTATTAATTTTATGTCTATATCTTTGGGATGCCTCAAAATATTTAATATCAGCAAATCCATCTTCTAAATATTCTACTTTTGCTATCCATTTATCAGCTACATACCTTAAAAAATGATTTTGATCTAAATAATTTTCACCTTGTTGTCTTTTATAATCTGCTTCAAATAAAAATTCAAATCCAGATATTTTACCTATAGTAGCAGCATCAGAAAATGAAAATTCAGTTCCGTTTTTAAATCTTTCTTTAGGTTCATACCCAAATCTTGCTATTTTTCTAACACCTAATGTAACAGAATAGTCAAATGGTGTTGAAATTGTTGATGTTTCTAAACCATTAGTTACAGAAAAAACATCAACATCTGAAATTGAGTTTCCACCATTTATTGCTCCATAAAATGTTGAAAATTTAAATACTTTTTTAAAATCATCTTTCCATTTCCCCTTTTCTGTTTGACTAAAAACTGTAAGAGGTAATAAAAATAGTAATATTATTATTTTTTTCATTATTCTTTTATTATTCTTTTATTATATTGAACATTATTATGAATTATCTGGATAAAATATATGCCGTTTGAAACACTATTTAAATCTATTTGACTATTTTCAAATTTTAAATTTAATAATTTACCTGTCATATCATAAATTTTAACTTCTACATCATATTGTGTTGAAATATTTATAATATCTTTTGTTGGGTTTGGATAAACTAAAATTCCTTCAAAATCACTAATTCTTCCTTCCATATCAATTCCAGCTGGCCATCCTAATTCACAATAATTATACATTTCTTGGCATGTAGGATCCCATTCATTATCACAACAATAATTATCTACATCAATTACCCAAGCATAACATTGATTATTTAACCAATAAGGTTCACCTGGTCCTGTAATACAACCTGCATCATAATTACATGCTGATGAATCATTTACATTTGCTAATGGGTCATAATTATAAGCATTTGGATCTGTACAACCCAAAATAGCTGTGATGCATGTTCCATTATCTACATTTGCTAATGAATCATAATTAACTGCTGTTTCATCCATACAACCATATACTACATCAATACAACTAAAATCTTCTGTGTTTGCTAATGAGTTATAATTTAATGCTGATGGGTCTGTACAACCATATATTACATCAATACAACTACCATCATCAGTGTTTGCTAATGGGTTGTAATTAAATGAAGTACTATCTGTACAACCTGTTAAAATTGGTATGCAGGTTCCATCATCTGTATTAGCTAAAGGATCATAATTTAATGCAGTATTATCAGTACATCCTTCAACAATAGAAATACAAGTATTATTATCTGTATTTGCTAATGGATCATAGTTAAATGCAAGTGAATCAGTACATCCATAAATAAATGGAACACAACTTCCATTATCTGTATTTGCTAATGGGTCATAATTGAAGGAATTTATATCAGTACAACCATAAACAACGGGTATGCAAGTTCCATCATCAGTATTAGCTAAAGGATCATAATTAAATGATTGTGGATCTATACAACCTAAAACTGTTGCTATACAAGTTCCATCATCTGTATTAGCTAAGGAATTATAATTAAAAGCTGTTACATCTGTACAACCTTCTATAATTGGGATACAATTCCCGTCATCAGTATTTGCATTAGCATCGTAATTGAATGCTGTTGGATCTGTACAACCATATAAAACGGGGATACATAAAGAAGAATCATTTGTGTTTGCATTAGGGTTATAATTAAACGCTGTTGAATCCATACAACCAGTTACTACAGCAATACAAGAATTAGGATCATCTATATTTGCATTTGGGTCATAATTAAATGCTAATGGATTCATACAACCTACTACTTCTGGTATGCAAGTTCCATTATCTGTATTTACATCTACTAAAGGATCTCCAATTGGTTGAATATAATTAAATGAAGTTGAATCTAAACAACCTTCTATAACTGGAATACAGGTTGAACCAAATGTAGGTAGTGAATCTGCTTCTAAAATAAATGGGAAAGGTAATGCATCCCAATATACTACATCTATAATAACATCACCTTCTGGTCCTGTTAATTTATATGCTATTTGATCTATTGAGTTTACAGATTGTGGAGTTGTAAATAAGAAAGCATAAACAGGTTGGTATATATTTAAATTAACTTGAAATGAAATACTACTTCCATCATTAGCTCCCATTTTATATTGTGGGGATAACCAACTTCCTTGTTTTAATCCTAACCAAGTACCTCCCCAACCATCTGCAGCACCATCAAAAATTTCTAATGTATATTGACCTTGTATAATTTCACTTGTATTTGCATTTGGGTCATAATTAAATGATGTCGAATCTGTGCATCCTTCTATTTTAGGAGGACCACAACTACCATCATCAATTATAGCATCTGGGTTGTATGTTGTTGAAAAAGGATTCATACAACCTACTATAGGAGTATCTATATCACAAACTGCGGGTTCAAATTGAGGTGAGGTATGTAAGAAATTAAAATTACCATTTGGAAAATCATCTTGTAAACTCCAAAGTATATTATCATCACAATCTATAATCTCTAAATTCCCATCAACTGTACCCCCAAAACAAGTACCACACAAACCATCTCCATAAGAATCTTCTATTATTATATCATAAAGTTGTCCTGTATCAACACAAGCAAATGTTGAAATTGGTACCCCAGGTTGTGCTCCTGAGTATGTTCCTTGTACTGCTTCTGTTATTAAACCATAATCACCAAATAATTTCCAACTTGATTCACTTCCATAATTATCTGGTGTAAAAATTATTTCTATAAATGTTTGTCCTAAAGAACAATTAGCTTCTGATATACAAGAACCATCAT